AAACCCCTTAATATAGTGTCGAGTTCTTTGTCGCCTGTTATGGAAAATTTAGGTATCAATTTAAGGCCGTATGTGCTTTTATTAATATTGTTTGTTGGTTGCCTTGTCCTAGCATATTTATAGAACTAATATAATAAGTTTCTGTTTGATATGTAATAGTATTATTTTTTGCTAATTGTGAAATAAAAATTTCATATCTATATGTAAACTCTACATTTTTTATAAGGTTGCTAACTTCGTCGTTAATTTCGTCTTTACCGGTCAACCATTTAACAGAAGCAAATCTAACATACGGCGTACTTGCTGTTTCAACTATTTCGCCAAAGTCGGTTTGTTGTGCCGTTGACTTTATATTTATTTGTGTCTTATGTCGAAATTGTCCCGGCTGCATTTACCAAATATAATTTTTATAATTATTTATAATTGACCTATATCCAAAAGGTAACTCATCAACTTTTAAAAACGTTACAGGGCTACGGTTGTCGTAATAGTGTTGTATAAGCATATACATAGCCATTTTTAAAGGGAGTATATTTTCTTGTTCATACGGCTCAACTTCGTAAACTATATGTATTGCGTTAATACGGTCGTATAAATTAGGCGCGTTAACTATTTGTATTCTATTTAAGCCGTTATGTTCAGCAATAAAATAGTCTGTATCTTTTGTTAAATATGCAAAAGTATTTGTACTATCGTAATATTTTAAAGCAAAATTTTGCCCAAGTTTACCCGGATATTTTAAATATATTATACTGTCTTGCGGCCACTTGTCGCGAAATTCTGTAATATCAGTTTCAACGCATACTTGGTTAGTATCGTTTAAAACTTGAACTTTTGCAATTTTAATAAGTTCAGTAATATAACTGTCATCGTCTGTAAAATCAACACGCAAGTATTTTTTAGCTTCGTCTAAACTAATAAGCTGGTTTGTCGTTGCGTCAACTTGTGCTTGTGCAGCCATACTTTAAAATTTAAAAAAAAGGGCAAGCGATTAAACTCGCCCTTTTATAAATTAATTAATTACGCTATTTCGGCTTTAACTAATGAAGTTGTACCTGTTGTTACGTGCGCAGCTTTACCGTCGTTTAATGAAACAACTACAAGCCTAGAAATCCCTTTGTGTGCGTCGGTGTATCTGTCTGAAATAATATCTAAACCGCCAAAAGTTGCAAGGTGGACGTCGCTCATATCGCCGAACATTGCCGCCTGTGTTTGTGCTGTACCAACGTTAGAACTAACATAGTAGTTATAACCGTTTATTTGCTTGTTAGCCCAATCAATAAAAGCGCCGTTTGTGTAATCAAGTCCAGCCTCAGCTTTTAATTTAGCAAGTACGCCCGGGTTAAATAAAAAACAAACACGACCGCTTGCCGGGTTGTAGTTTCTTGAAAGTATCATTGACTCCATATTAATAAGGTCAGCTGTATCAACGTCAGTAGATACCGCCGGAGAAACTGCGTCCGCAGTTGCATAAATGGAAGCCGGGGCGTTTGTAATGTCTGTAGCACCTAAAAGAGCCTTTTCCCAAGTTGCCGAAATTGAACGCGCCATATTTCTTTGAAGTGCCGCTTCAGCGCTTGCGTTTTGCGTCATCATTTCAGCGCTCATTGAAACAACTGAAATAAGTTTTTTAGGGCTTAAAGTTATGTTTGTCAAAGAACCGTCAGCATCTTGACCTGCGTTATTTTCAGCTAAATAAGCGCTGTCAATATCCGCAATAATTGGAAACTTACGATCTGCGCTAATTCCAGAATAGAAGTTTGCACCCGCTTGTACTAAAACAGAGTTTGCTTGTAATTGGTCAATAAAAGAACCTACGTCTGTCGGTCGAACTTCCGCCGCCGCTGCTGGTAAATCAGCTCTAGACTCTAAAACTATTGACGGAATACCTACGCCACGAAATAAACGACTTTTGTTTTCGTTTCTTGCTTCTTGGTGTAGTTCTCTAACAAGGCCGTCCATTTGCCCGTTGTATGCAGCCGTTGCCGCCGCCGTAAAGCTAAAACGTTTTAAATCTTTGTCTGTTTTACCAACGTTTTGAGTTTCAAACGTTACCGGTACAACAGGCGTTTTAGAAAGTTGCATTGAGCGTTCGAGTCTTGAAACTCTTTGAGTCATATCGTCCGCTGTTTTTTCGTTTTCGTCAAACGTTGCTTGCTCGTCAAGGTTTAAATTTCTGTCTTCGCTTTCAGCGTTTTCAATTAAATTTTGCATAACAGACAAAGCCGCTTGTCGCTCGTCTTTTAATTGCTTTAAAGTCTTTTTCATTTTAGAAAAGTTTTAAATCTTAATTTATTTTTAATTAGTCCCAAATCTTTAGTTTTAGCATTCTTGTAAATATCCAAAGACCGAACCGCTGCGCTTGTTTGCGGATAAGCCGGACGTGTCACCAAACTTACGTCGATAAGCCTTTTGACTTCCTTAACTTCTCTTACAAAACCGCGTTCGCTTTCTTGCCATTTGTCAGCGTCTACAATAAAACCAAAACTCATTTTTGAGATGTCGCCGCGCTTCATGAGTTCGACGGTATCCTTTGCCGCTTGGGTGTTCGGCATTCTTATTTCTGAAATTAAGCCGCGTTCGTCTGTGCTTAGTTTCAACGTTCCCGAGCTTGTACGCCCAAAAACAATATTATTATCGTGGTTCAATAATGCAACTACGTCGTTTGTTAATACGCCGTTAAAAGCATTTCTGTTAATAGTTTCTTTAAAGCCGCCTAAGTCTTCGCTTAAGCTATCAAATACAGCCGCGTAACCTCTTACAATAACGCCGTCGCTTGTTTCTTCGGCTCTTAGTTCTGCGCAATCAAATTGCCGAACTTCCAATTTATTCTTTTGGTTCTTCATTTTCTATTTGTATTTTTGGTGCTGGCTTTTCGACTTTAACCTTGTCTTTAGTGTTTAACATATTCATAGGCACGTAATAACTATTACCGTTCGCCTCATCGTTCATATTTTCCTTGCGTCTTATTTCGTTTGGACTTATTGCTCCAACTTGGAAAAGTTTGCTATAATACTCCGCACGGCTTTTTGAGTCCCCTCTTAATAAAGCGCTAACGTTATGCTCGAAATATGTTTTACCTTTGTTATTTTCAAAGATTAACTTTTTGTTAAACTCCTGCTCTATTTTATTTGCAATTGGGTTAATAGTATGCGTAATAAATTCAGTCGCTTGGTGTTCGATATTAGAGAAAGTGGCGCGCTCGAGATCTGCCAATAGATGCGGAGGTACTCTAAAAATTCGGCTTATTTCTAAAATACTAAACTTTCTAGTCGTTAAAAATTGGCTATCCTGTGGGCTTAATTGGATTGGCTTATAGTCCATTCCTTCCTCGAGTACAGCTGTTTTAAAGCCGCCAGCATAACCACTATGATAAGTCCTTTGCCATTGTTGGCTAAGTGTTTGCATAGCGTCAGCGCCTAGGTTTCCTGGGTGTTTTAATACACCGCTAATTTTAGCGCCGGACTCGAAAAAGTTTTTTCCGTAAGTTTGGGCCGCAATACCTAGAGCTATGTTGTCGCGTGCAGCGGTTAAACGGCTACGCCCTATATATCCGTCGCTAGGCATATCTGGAATATGTATAATATCTGAACTATCAAACTGCCCTTTTTCCCTAAGTTCGTAAATTAAACGACCGTTTATAAATTTTGGCGTTACTTGGTCGGGGTGTATTAATTGTAAAGAAATAGGCAAGCCCCTTGCGTCGCGTTCAATATGTGCGTAAGCGTTACCGTATAAAAGCAATGTATTTATAAACGTTTCAAAAAATATAAATTTAGTTTGGTAAACGTTTGGCTCATTATTAACTAAAAATTGTAAAGGGCTAGCGTCGAAAACTTCGCGGCCTTTATTAGTTTTTTTATAGTAGTTAAAAGGCAATTGGCTAATCGTTTCAGAAATAACCCTTACAGCCGCATAAACTGCCGAAAAGGCTAGGGCGGTGTCAGGTGTTACAAGTACGTTTTTCGGATCTAAATTTAAGCCAAGCGCATAATCTAAATAGTTGCGCTTTTCTTCTTTTTTAGTTTTAAAAAAATCAAATATTGCCATTCAAGAACATTTTTTTGCAATTTACAAAAAATTAGTTTATATTGCAAGCGTTTTTTTAGTTTTAATAGCCTACTAGATTGAGCCGTTTTGCGGCTCTTTCTTTTTTTTATATAGTAAAGAAACCGCCCTTGTCCCTTTTGTATTTGCTTTCAATTTCTTTTTCGCTAAACATTTCTTCTCCTACGGCCATACAAAGCGCCGCAATAGTGTCAATTTTGTCGGTCGATTTATCTTTAGCAGGTTTAATATTTCCGGCTGGATCTGTCATTAATTGCACGTTACCAAATTGCCAACGCATAACCGGACAGTTAAAATATATAAAGTCCTTAGTTAAAATTTTGCTTTCTATTTCTTTAGTCGGCGGGCTTAATGACTTGTAACCCATACCAAAAGCGCTCATTTTTAGCCCCTCCTCAATACATTCAATTACAAGTTGGGAACTATTCCAACGGTCAAAAGCAATACTTTGAACGTTGTATTTTTCGCAAATCTCAAATATTTTAGCTTTTACAAAATTGTAGTCGGTAACGTTTCCGGGTGTAACCTCTAAATACTCAGCCCATTCTTTATAATTTACGCCGTCTTTTCCGCCTGTGCGCCCCTCAAATTTGTCTTCGGGTAAAAAAGTCCAATGCTTACAAATAATTTTTTCGCCTATTCGCCAAGCTAAAACAAAGCTGGTTAAATCGCGAACGCTTGCCAAATCTAAACCGCCGTAAGCTGGTGCGCTTAAAAGTAAATCTTCCGGGACTGTTTCGTTACAGGCAACAATATCTTTGTCATTAAGCCAACGCGTTTCCGCAGTTGTAAATTGGTTTAAATGTAAACGACGAAATATATTTTCGTAGCTTGGTATTGTGTCGGCTTTGGCGGCTTCTCTTTTCATATATTCAGCCTTTAACGAAACGCCTAAACCAGGGTTTGCCTTTGCCCACGTTTTCGGGTCTTGTATGTCGTCGTCTTCGTCGGCTTCAAATATTACTGGTAAAAATTGGTCGTCTTCAATTACTCCGTCGCGTACCTTACAAGCATAATTATACATTTTATAACAAGCGCTAAACTTATCAAACCCAGCCGTTGTGATTGCAATACTTAAGGGGCTTTTACGCGCACCGGTCGAAGTTTCTAATACTTGCCAAAGGTTTTCTGTGCCGTCGTCCCTCATTGCGTGTAATTCATCGTATATAAACGCGGACGTGTTAAACCCGTGCTTTGTTGAACTTTCGCGGCTTATAGCTTTGTAATATGTTCCTTTGGAATTATAGACAATAGAACTTTTAAAAATTTCAACAAATTGGCTTAGTTTTGGGTTGTTCTCAATCATTACTTTAGCGCAATCAAATACAAGTTTAGCCTGTTCTTTGTCGTTTGCTGCGCTATAATATTCGTTACCAAAGCCCTCGTCTAAATACATAAGCGTCAAAATTATCGCAGCCGCGAGCGTGCTTTTGCCGTTTTTACGTGGCAAGAAAATAAAAGCTGTTCTATATTTTCTAGATCCGTCTTTACGTTTCCAGCCAAACAACGGTTTAATTATTTGCTCTTTTTGGTATTCTTGCAATATAAACGGTTTTTTAGCTAGTTCGCCCTTTGTATGCGTCAAATATGTTTCAATAAAACGAACGCTTTTTTTGGCTGTTTCTTCGTCAAAATAAAATTCATCTTTCATAAAACAAATGTATTTTCTTTTATTTCAGGGGCGTTTATCCTAGTGCGTGCGCTGGGCGTCAATCCAAATTGAGCCGCAATTTTTAAAGCCTTAGCTAAAGAGTCGTTTGCAAATTTTTTGTTGG